TTGATCGGCTCCGATCCTGCTGCAAGCAGTGACGCGTTTCTCGACGGTCTCGACGAGGGGGCGCTGCTGGCGCTGCCCTACCTGTTCGAGTTCTGGGCCCACGACCACCAGCTGCCCCCGCCGGGCGAGTGGCGGTCATGGGTGATCCTGGGCGGCCGCGGCGCGGGCAAGACGCGCGCCGGGGCCGAATGGGTGCGCAGCATGGTCGAGGGCTCACGCCCCCTCAGCGCGGGGCGGTGCCGCCGCCTGGCGCTGGTGGGCGAGACGCAGGACCAGGTGCGCGAGGTGATGATCCATGGCGACAGCGGGATCCTGGCCTGTTCGCCGCCCGACCGAAGGCCGCTCTGGCATGCCGGGCGGCGTTGCCTGATCTGGCCGAACGGCGCCGAGGCGATGGCCTTTTCCGCCCACGATCCTGAGGGATTGCGCGGGCCGCAATTCGACGCCGCCTGGGCCGACGAACTGGCAAAGTGGCGGCGGGCGCAGGGCACCTGGGACATGCTGCAGTTCGCCCTGCGCCTTGGCACCGCGCCGCGGGTCTGCGTGACCACGACGCCGCGCAACACCGGCGCCCTCAAGCGGCTCCTGGCGGCGCCGTCCACCGTGGTCACCCATGCACGGACCGAAGCCAACCGTGCGCACCTGGCGGCGTCGTTCCTCGAGGAGGTCCGCGCACGCTATGCCGGCACACGGCTCGCGCGGCAGGAGCTTGACGGCGTGCTGGTCGAGGATGCCGAGGGTGCGCTCTGGACGCGGGCGATGCTCGAGCGGGCGGCGGTCGCCACGGCGCCGGTCTGCACGCGGGTTGTGGTGGCGGTCGATCCGCCGGCCACGAGCGGGGCGGGGGCCGATACCTGCGGGATCATTGTCGCGGGGATCCATCCGGGCGGGCAGGGGCCGCGGGACCTGCGGGCCGTGGTGCTGGAGGACGCAAGCGTGCAGGGAGCCTCACCGACCGGCTGGGCGCGGGCCGCGCTCGACGCCATGGCGCGCTGGCAGGCCGAGCGCCTGGTGGCCGAGGTCAACATGGGCGGCGACATGGTGGAGGCGGTGATCCGGCAGGTCGATCCGCTGGTGCCGGTGCGGCCGGTGCATGCGACGCGCGGCAAGGTCGCGCGGGCTGAACCGGTGGCCGCGCTCTACGAGCAGGGGCGGGTGACGCACCTGCCGGGGCTCGAGGCGCTCGAGGACCAGATGTGCCAGATGACGACCGGCGGGTTCGAGGGAACGGGCAGCCCCGACCGCGTTGACGCGCTGGTCTGGGCGCTGAGCGACCTGGTGTTGCGCGGGGCGGGAGCCGAGCCGCAACTGCGCACGCTCTGAGGAGGCCGGCTTAACGCCTCTTTCATAGGGTCCTTCGTGTCGGGGCCGAAAGGACCCGATCGCGGGGCAGCCGGCCGACATGCCGGCGGGCGGCAGTGACGAAGCGAGGAGCTCTCGATGGTTCTAGACCTATTCCGGCAGCGGCAGGATGCAGGGCCGGGCGACCGAAAGGCGAGCGCCACGGGACCGGTCGTGGCCCATGCGAGCCTCGGCCGCGTCGCCTGGAGTGCCCGCGACACGGTCTCGCTGACACGGACCGGATTTGCCGGGAACCCGGTCGGCTTCCGGGCGGTCAGGCTGATCGCCGAGGCGGCCGCGGCGCTGCCGCTCGTGCTGCAGGATGCGGCGCATCGCTACGACGTACATCCGCTCCTGTCGCTGATGTCGCGTCCGAACCCGGCGCAGGGGCGGGCCGAACTGCTCGAGGCGCTCTATGGCCAGCTCCTGCTGTCGGGAGACGGCTATGTCGAGGCGGTGACGGACGCGGCCGGTGTCCCGTTCGAGCTGCACGTGCTGCGGTCGGACCGGATGCGGCTGGTGCCGGGGCCCGACGGCTGGCCGGTGGCCTACGAGTACCGGGTGGGCGCGCGCGTGCACCGCTTCGACGTGACGGGACCGGTGGCGTCGATCTGCCACGTGAAGAGCTTCCATCCCCAGGACGACCATTACGGCCTGTCGCCGCTGCAGCCGGCCGCGGCGGCGATCGACGTGCACAACGCGGCCTCGCACTGGTCGAAGGGGCTGCTCGACAACGCCGCCCGGCCCTCGGGCGCCATCGTCTACAAGGGCGCGGACGGGCAGGGCGGGCTGTCGCCCGAGCAGTACCGGCGGCTGGTCTCGGAGATGGAGAGCTACCACCAGGGGGCGCGGAACGCCGGGCGGCCGATGCTGCTCGAGGGCGGGCTCGACTGGAAGCAGATGGGTTTCTCGCCGTCGGACATGGAATTCCAGAAGACCAAGGAGGCGGCGGCGCGCGAGATCGCGGTGGCGTTCGGGGTGCCGCCCATGCTGCTCGGCATTCCGGGCGAGGCGACCTACGCGAACTACCAGGAGGCGCACCGGGCATTCTATCGCCTGACGGTGCTGCCGCTTGCCACCCGGGTGGCGGCGGCGCTCGGGCACTGGCTGTCGGCGCATGCGGGCGAGGCCCTCGACCTCAAGCCCGATCTCGACCAGGTGCCGGCGCTGGCGGTGGAGCGCGACGCGCAATGGCGCCGCGTGTCCGAGGCCGATTTCCTCACCGTTTCCGAGAAGCGGGCGCTGCTGGGCCTGCCGCCGCTTGCCGATGCGGATGCCGCGGAGGTGCACGATGCCTGAGCCGCGCGCCGCCTACGACGCGTTCGACTGCGCGCCGGGCCTCAGGCTCGAGGCACACGAACGGCTGTCGAAGCTGCATTTCGAGACGCTTTCCGCCCGGCTCGACCGGATCGAAGCGGTGATGGAGCGGCTGGAGCGCAGGCTCTGGCTCACGGTCTACGGCGTGGTCGGGGTCATCCTCGCCCAGGCGTTCCAGAGCGTGCTGACGGTCAGCCCGTGAGCCCGCGCCAGAAAGGACGGATGATGGAACTGGAGCACAAGTTCTGCCGCTTGTCGCGGGAGGCGACGCTGGCCGAGGGCACGCGCATCGCCGGCTATGCCTCGCTGTTCGGGGCATGCGACCAGGGCGGCGACGTGGTGGCGACGGGCGCCTACGCGGCCTCGCTGAAGCGGCTCGCCGCGGAGGGGAGCGCGGTCAAGATGCTGTGGCAGCACGATCCCGCGCAGCCCATCGGCGTATGGGACGAGGTGCGCGAGGACGGCAGGGGCCTGTTCGTCGCGGGACGCATCCTCGACACGGTCGAGAAGGGCCGCGAGGCGGCGGCGCTGGTGGCGGCGGGGGCGATCGACGGGTTGTCGATCGGGTATCGCACGATCCGCGCCACGAAGAACGACAAGGGCCAGAGGCTCTTGACGGAACTGGACCTCTGGGAGGTGTCGCTGGTCACCTTCCCGATGCTCTCCAGTGCGCGGGTGGCGGCCAAGGGCGACAGCCCCGATGACGGCGCGCTGCTGCAGATGGCGCAGCGCATCGAAGCGGCGCGCCGGGACCTGGCCGGCCTCTGACGCCGTCGGCCAAACGTGGGAACACCGACATGAGCACAGCCGAGACCCGTTCTCGGACCGGAGAAGACGTGTCTCCGGCCACCCGACTGGGCGCCGCGATCGCGGGCCTCGTCGAGGACGTGAAGGCCCTTCGGGGCGATCTCTACGCAAAACTCAAGGATCAGGAAGAGCGAGTGACAATGCTGGATCGAAAGACCGTGGCGGCGCAGCGCCGGCCCGCCCTGGCCGCGATGGCCGATGTCGAGGCGCCGCACCGCAAGGCGTTCGACGCCTACCTGCGCACCGGCGACGACGACGGGCTGCGCGGCATCGTGATCGAGGGCAAGGCGCTCTCCGCGGCGATCAACTCCGATGGCGGATACCTCGTCGATCCGGTGACGTCCGAAACCATCCGGTCGGTCCTGTCGGCGACGGCGTCGATCCGGGCCGTGGCGAACGTGGTGAACGTCGAGGCGACGTCGTTCGACGTGCTGGTCGACCGCAACGACACGGGCGCGGGATGGGCCACCGAGGTCGCACCGACGACCGAGACCACGACGCCTACCATCGACCGCATCTCGATCCCGCTCTTCGAGCTGAACGCGATGCCCAAGGCGTCGCAGCGGCTGCTCGACGACAGCGCCTTCGACATCGAGGGGTGGCTTGCCGGGCGCATCGCCGACAAGTTCGCGCGCGCCGAGGCGGCGGCCTTCATCTCGGGCGACGGCGTGGACAAGCCGAGGGGCTTCCTGAACCACACCAAGGTCGCGAACGGCGCCTGGGCGTGGGACCGGCTTGGTTTCATCGCAACCGGGGTGGCGGACAACCTCGGATCGGGCGACGCGATCATCGATCTCGTCTACGCGCTGGGCGCGCCCTATCGCGCCAACGCGACCTTCGTGATGAACTCGAAGACCGCCGGCGCGGTGCGCAAGCTCAAGGACGCGGACGGCCGGCACCTGTGGTCGGACGGGTTCGCGGCGGCGGAGCCCGCCCGGCTGCTGGGCTACCCGGTGCTGATCGCGGAGGACATGCCGGATCTCGGGGCGAACGCCTTTCCGATCGCGTTCGGCGATTTCGCGCAGGGCTACACCATCGCCGAGCGTCCCGACCTGCGGGTGCTGCGCGACCCGTTCAGCGCCAAGCCGCACGTCCTGTTCTACGCGACGAAGCGCGTGGGCGGCGACGTGTCGGATTTCGCGGCGATCAAGCTGCTGCGCTGCGCGGTGTCCTGACCGGGCAAGACGCATGCGGCCGGCCCGATCGCGGCCGGCCGCCGACGGGCCCTGCCGATGCAGGACGCGGGCCCCGCGGGGCGCGGCGGCGCACAGGAGTGACGAGACGATGATGCTGATCGAAGAGACCGCGATTGCCGAGGACAGCCTGCCTCTCGAGGCGCTGAAGCGGCACCTGCGCCTGGGCACGGGGTTCGCCGTGGACGGGATCGAGGACCCGGTCCTCGCGTCCTTCCTGCGCGCCGCCCTCGCCGCCGCCGAGGCGCGCACGGGCAAGACGATCCTGTCGCGGGGCTTCGTGCTCACGCTCGGGGACTGGACCGATCCGGAGGGGCAGCCGCTTGGCACCGCGCCGGTGCGGGCGATCACGCAGGTGACGCTGATCGACCGGTTCGGGACGGCAGACTTGGTGGCGGCGGAACGCTACCGGCTGGAACGTGACAGCCAGCTGCCACGGCTGCGGCCGACGGCGTCGCTGCTGCCGTCGGTGCCGACCGGCGGCGCCGTCGAGATCCGCTTCGTCGCGGGTTACGCCGACCATTTCGAGGACGTGCCGGCCGATCTCGCGCAGGCGGTCCTGCTGCTGGCCGCGCACTACTACGAATACCGCGACGAGACCGCGCTCGGGCAGGGCTGCATGCCGTTCGGCGTGACGAGCCTCCTGGCGCGCTACCGGGTCGCCCGCATCGGGTTCGCGTCATGATCGCGCCGCGTCTGTCGCATGCGCTCGTCCTGCAGGACCCGCGGCAGGTGCAGGACGGGGCGGGTGGGTTCGTCCAGACCTGGGTGCCGCTCGGCACGCTCTGGGCCGAGGTCGAGGCGCGGTCGGGGCGCGAGTCCGAAGGGGCCGCAGGGCCGGTGTCCGTCGGCGCCTTCCGCATCACCGTGCGCGCGGCGCCCGAGGGCAGCGACGCCCGGCCGCGTGCCGGCCAGCGGTTCGCGCTGGGCGCTCGCCGGTTCCGGATCACCGCGGTCACGACCCGCGACCGCGCCGGGCACTTCCTCCTGTGCCACGCGGAAGAGGAGCGCGCGTCATGAGCTACGGCGTCTCCGGCGCGCTGCAGGCGGCGATCTACCGGCGCCTGAACGAGGACGGGACGGTCGCGGCAACCGTGGGCGCCCATGTCTACGACGCGGTGCCGGCCGGTCCTCTGCCGGGCCTCTTCATCGCCCTCGGTGCGGAGCGGGTGCGCGATGCCTCGGACCAGAGCGGGGCCGGGGCGTGGCACGATTTCGAAGTGAGCATCGTGACCGACGGCGCGGGGTTCCAGGCGGCCAAGCGCGCGGCCGCGGCCGCAAGCGACGCGCTGTGCGCCGCGGATCTCGCGCTGACACGCGGGCGCCTCGTCAGCCTCCGGTTCCTGCGGGCGAAGGCGGCGCGCGACCGCGACGGGCGGCGGCGCATCGACATGACCTTCCGGGCGCGGGTCGAGGACGACCCGTACGCCGGCTCACCTCAGACCACGGAGTGACGACGATGGGTGCGCAGAACGGCAAGGACCTTCTGATCAAGGTCGACCTGACCGGAGACGGCCAGTTCCAGACGATGGCGGGGCTGCGCGCGACGCGCATCAGCTTCAACGCCGAGACGGTGGACGTGACCACGCTCGAAAGCGCGGGCGGATGGCGCGAGCTTCTGGGCGGGGCCGGCGTGCGCTCCGCGGCGATCTCGGGGACGGGCGTGTTCAAGGACGACGCCACCGACGAGCGTGCGCGGCAGATTTTCTTCGATGGCGAGACCCCGGCTTTCCAGGTGGTGATCCCGGGATTTGGAACGGTCCAGGGACCGTTCCAGGTCACCGGGATCGAATATGCGGGCAGCCATGACGGCGAGGCAACCTACGAGCTGTCGCTGGCCTCGGCGGGTGCGCTCGGTTTCGTGGCGATGGTGGCGTGAGCCATGGGAAATCCGTGGCGGGGAGAGGTGTCGCTGGTGGTCGATGGCGAGCGGCGCACCATGCGCCTGACGCTCGGCGCGCTGGCCGAACTTGAGGACACGCTGGGTTCCGACAGCCTCGTGGCGATGGCGGAACGGTTCGAAAGCGGGCGCTTCGGCACGCGCGACGTGCTGGCAGTGATCGTCGCGGGGCTGCGCGGCGGGGGCTGGGACTGCACTGCGCCCGACCTGATCGCGGCCGAGATCGAGGGCGGGCCGGTTGCGGCGGCACGTGCGGCGGCCGCGGTGCTGGCGCGAGCCTTCATCCCGCCGGGCGCGGAGGGCTGAGGCGATGACCTTCGACTGGCCGACCCTGATGCGGGCGGGAATGCGCGGCCTCGGCCTGCCGCCGGCGGTGTTCTGGGACCTGACGCCGACGGAACTGGCGGTGCTGCTGGGCGCATGCGGCGCCGGCCAGCCCATGGGACGGGCGCGGCTTGCCGAACTGATGTCGGCGTTCCCGGACGCGGCGGTGCCTTCCGCTCCCGGGGACCTGGGCGAGGATGAGACGAGGAGCGGAAGATGACGGATCTCGAGACGCTGTCCGAGGAGATCGACGCGCTGGAGACGACCTTTGCCGGTGCGGCCGGCATGGCGCAGGGCTTCAACGTCGAGATGCAGCGCATCCGCGACGGGTTCGAGACCTCAAGCGCCGGGGCGCGGCGCTTCGAGGTGTCGCTGAGCCGGGGACTGGCCCGCGCCATCGACGACGTGGTGCTCGACGGCAAGACGCTGTCGGACGCGCTCCACACCGTCGCGCAGTCCATGATCGATGCGACCTGGCGCGCGGCGGTGCGCCCCGTGGCGGGGCATTTCGGCGGCATGCTGACGCAGGGCATCCAGTCCCTGTTCGGCCAATTCGCGCCATTCGCAAACGGCGGCACCTTCGTGCAGGGACGGGTGATGCCGTTTGCGAGCGGCGGCATCGTCTCGCGGCCCACGACCTTTCCAATGCGGGGCGGGACCGGCCTGATGGGCGAGGCCGGACCGGAGGCGATCATGCCGCTGGCGCGCGGGGCCGACGGGCGGCTCGGGGTCCGGGCACAGGGTGGCGGCACGCCGGTACAGGTGACGATGAACGTGTCCACGCCCGACCTTGGATCGTTCCAGCGCAGCCAGAGCCAGATCGCCGCGCAGATGGGCCGGGCGCTGGCCCGAGGCCAGCGCAACCGCTGAGGGATCATCATGGCGTTTCACGAAGTGAGGTTTCCCGCCCGGCTGAGTTTCGGCTCGGTCGGCGGTCCCGAGCGGCGGACCGACGTGGTCGCGCTGGCGAGCGGGCACGAGGAGCGCAACGCGCTCTGGGCCCATTCGCGGCGGCGGTTCGACGCGGGCGTGGGGCTGCGGTCGCTCGACGACATGGAGGCGCTCGTCGCCTTCTTCGAGGCGCGGCGGGGGCAGTTGCACGGGTTCCGGTGGAAGGACTGGTCGGACTACAAGTCGTGCCTGCCCTCGCGCGACCCGGATTTCCGCGACCAGCTGCTGGCCTACGGCGACGGGGCGACCGGAACGTTCCAGCTGTGCAAGTGGTACCGATCGGGTGAGTACGCCTATTCCCGTCCGATCGCGAAACCCGTGGCCGGGACGGTCCGGGCGGGCGTGGGCGACACCGAGCAGCGCGAGGGCGTCGATTACGAGGTCGACACCACCTGCGGGCGGATCAGCTTCGTCGTTGCGCCGCCGACCGGCGTCGACGTGCGGGCGGGGTTCGAGTTCGACGTGCCGGTGCGGTTCGACACCGACCGGATCCACACCAGCGTCGCGAGCTTTCGCGCCGGCGAGGCGCCGTCGGTTCCGGTGGTGGAGCTCCGGGTCTGATGGCGCGGCGCGAGGAGGAGACCGCGCTCGACACGCACCTGGCGACCGGGCACACCACGGTCGCGCGCGCCTGGGCGGTGGAGCGGCAGGACGGCGTGCGGCTCGGGTTCACGGACCACGATCGCGATTTTGCCTTCGAGGGCGTGACGTTCCGAGCGGGCACCGGCCTGTCGGCACGGGCGCTACAGCAGGGCACCGGGCTGTCGGTCGACAATTCCGAGGCGATGGGCGCGCTGAGCGATCCGGGCGTCACCGAGAGCGACATCGCGGCGGGGCGCTACGACGACGCGCGGGTGACGGTCTGGCTGGTCAACTGGGCGAACGTTGCGGCACGGCGCGTGCTGTTCCGCGGGCATATCGGCGAGATCCGCCGCGCGGAAGGGGCGTTCCATGCGGAATTGCGGGGCCTTTCCGAGCGGCTGAACCGGCCGCTAGGACGTGTCTACCAGAAATCCTGCACCGCGGTTCTGGGCGACGCGTCCTGCCGCGCCGATCTCGGCGTGCCCGGATATGCCTGGGAGGGCCCGGTCACGGAGGTGGCGTCCGGCCGGCGCTTCGTCCTCGGGCCCATGGGCGGTTTCGATCCCGACTGGTTCGCGCGGGGGGCGCTGAAGATGCTCGGCGGTCCGGCGGAGGGCCTCGGCGGCGCGATCAAGCGCGACCGGATGGCGGGCGATCTGCGCGTGGTGGAGCTCTGGGAGCCCGTGCGCGCCGATATCGTGGCGGGCGATCCGGTCCGGATCGTCGCGGGCTGCGACAAGCGGCTCGAGACCTGCCGGCTCAAGTTTGACAACATCCTGAACTTCCAGGGCTTTCCGGACATCCCCGGAGAGGACTGGCTGATGGTCCATCCGACCGGCGCGAAGGCGCTGGGCGGCGGGAGCCGGCGATGAACCCCGCATCCGGGCGCCCGGACATCGTCGCCGCCGCGCGCGGCTGGATCGGGACGCCCTACCTGCACCAGGGCTCGCTCCGGGGCACGGGCTGCGACTGCCTCGGCCTCGTGCGCGGGGTTTGGCGCGAGATCGTGGGCCCGGAGCCGGAGCGTCCGCCAGCCTACAGCCGCGACTGGTCCGAGCCGCAAGGCGAGGAACGGCTCTGGGCCGCCGCGGTGCGGCACCTCGTGCCGCGTACCGGCGCGAACCTCTGCCCGGGCGACGTTCTGCTCTTCCGCATGCGCGAGGGCGGCGTTGCAAAGCACCTGGGCATCGCCGGCGCGACCGACCGCGGGCCGTCCTTTATCCACGCCTATTCCGGGCACGGCGTGACCGAGAGCGCGCTCACGCGGCCCTGGCGCCGGCGCGTGGTGGCGCGTTTCGCATTTCCGGATCGGAGGGACTGA